GTATTGTTTATATGTACCTTTTACTTTACTAAAAGAATGTACATATAAGAAATATTCTTCAGTAGGTACATATGGTAATCTGTATCTTGTGAAACCATTAAGAGTAGTACCTGTTGCGGTTAACTCTTTTTCTACTAATAAACTCTTAATAGAATCTGTATTTCTAGTATGTATATTGGTTTCAGTTTCCATTTGGTCGTCACCAACATAGTTCATCATTACATACCTATCTTGAGCTTCATTTAGTATTGAAAATATAAGATCAGAGTTAGGTTTCTCATCTATAATAAGATCTGGGCTAATAAGTTGAATTCGTCTTTCGAATTCCATTTGCATTTCTTTTGAGTTTATAATTCCTCCTTTCCTTGGGGAGCAAAGAATGACCAAATATAGCCATTTTTGGAGAACCCCAATTTACCACGTTTATTATTTAATTTAATATTGCGTGACAAATTACCATTTGCCCCTATTCCATAAAGGAAGTCTATAACGTCTTTGCATTTATTCCAAACTGCTATAAAATTACCATGTTTATCATATTGATAAACCTTTTTTGAAGATTTCTGCCAGTAAGAAGATAAACTACATTTCACAACATCTAAATGTTCTTTTCTGTATTTATCATTTTTCCAAAGTTCTTTATGTGTGTTCTTTATTGCTTCTCTAGTATTTTCTTTTCTTGGCTTTCCTAAATTAGCTTCAAGAAGTTTTTGTTTGTGAACTTCAGTTAATTTGATACCTTTTCTTCCATCTTTCCCACCAGATTCTATATTATAACCAAATTGCTTATCATTAGATTTATAATAGTTTATCCAATATTTTTCTCTAATGTCAAGTTCTTCTTGAGATTTACATATTTCAATTACAGAAAAATCAAAATTGTTTAAGCCGTATTTATATATAGCGTTATGGAAATAGGTTTTATGACACTTAGTCCAAGGTCTACTGAACGTCATGTGTTGAATCAATCTCTTGCGCACAGGGACAGTAGTTTGTCCTATATATATTTTTCCATTAATAAGATTTTTAAATCTGTAGATAGAAAATTTAGTCTCAGAATAATCTGGGTTTGATAGCAAAGTGGCATAATATTCTTCTTCAGATATTTGCATTTCCTTACTACTCATATTACTCTGATAATTGTGCTACGTACTGTGGATGTGTTTGAGTTCTTGGAGATTCAATATTCTCAATTGCCATGTCAGCAGCTAATTTAACTACTTCATATTGCATATACTCTGGAATTTCATCTAGAGTAGACGTAATATCTTGATTATTAATCTTTCTTGGGTATGCTAGATAAGTAATATCTATAGTATAGGGACCTACCATAAGATCCCTATCTATAAATACTATTAACTTATTATCTTCCAGTATTGCTACAGGTTCTTCAATCCAAGGTTTATTATTATAAGTTTCTAAGAATCTAGTAGCTTGTTCGTGACTAATAAGTTTTACTGTAGCTATTTTATTACTACCAAAATGTAAAATTCCTTCTAAGAAGTACATACGCTTATCTTGAGTATCATCACCATAAGTAATACTAGATTTGAAATTATTCATAGTAAGTCTATTACTTATAGATTCACTTAGTAAAGACAATCCCTTATCAGTTTTTACTAAACCTTCTAAGTCTGCTACTCTTTTTACATTACCTTCAAATGGTATTCTAAGAGTATTGTTCCCAGTAGCTTTGGTAGCTATCTTACTTAGATACGCTGTGTATAACCAATAATCAATTTCCTCAGGTAAGAAAGATGGACAACCAGATATACCAATATTAACGGCATTTTTATCTGCTTCAATCTTAAACGCTATATGTGCTTCTAATACTGTCATGTTTACTTTTACTTAGATTCGATTTCTTGAAGTATAGTCATTTTGATATCCTGATTCTTTTTATCATTTAATGAAGCAATAGCATCTTCTAAACTTCTACCAATGATATCAGTACCATAGTAATAGATGTTTTTAGACTTACGAATTACATTCTTTGAAATAGCTGCTTCAATAATGTATTGAGTATCTCTTACTTTGTTGTTTACCCAAATCAAGAAGAACTTGTCAGGATTATTTTCAATAAGATCAAATAAACTACTTTCAACTAGCTCATTACTGATATTGTCAGTCTTGTGACCATATAAGCGTAAACATTTGCGCATTTCCTCAATTGACATCTTATTAAATTCAGAGAATGCCTCACGTTTAGCTTTATTTCTTTTGTTAGCTTCTTCAGCTTCAATTTCTTTATTTACAAGAACATAATCATGAGTAGGCTTAAGGTTGTTAATACCATTTGCTACTCTTTTGTGTCCTTTTAAAAACAAATATGCAAGTTCATCTTCAGGCCTCTCTGTATGTAAAACTTTATCTCTTGCGCCTAAACCAATTGCATATGTTTTCCAGAATCCACTTTGTGGAGATAAATGTCCTTCTTCATATCCCATTTCTTTCTCCAAACGTCTAGCATCTTCTGGGGTTAAACCAGTATATCTATTACCAGATCTTGTCCAGTAAGTACTGATATAATCTTTACAATTCTTATACTTAGCTATTCCAGCCCATGGATTTGTACGGGCGAATTTTAATATAATATCCATAGTATTTTATTCTTTATATTTCCAGATATATTTTATCTTTTTCAGAAACTTAGGATCTTTCAATTTTTCATCATTACTACCATTACAGTATTTAGTTATCGTATTTGCACAAATTCCAGTCTGTTTTACTGCTTCTGATATACTATGAAACTCCGCAATAAATACGTTATCTTTGGTATATTGTATTACAGCTTTTGGAGCAATTCTAGAACCAAATTCTTTTCCAGCTCTTTTCAAGTTTGCTTTCCTTTTAAGGAAATTTTCAGATACTGTTCTTACTCTAGTTTTTGGTTTCCAGTCTGTAGGATCTATTTCTAAAGGTGTTGATGGATAATCTTTTTTATAAACCCATATATACGGATTTACTTTAGAATAGGTTTTTATATCTTTACGTATTACTCGCAATATAGAAGCTTTTGAAATCTTAGATTTTTCTTCTGCCTCTGTTACACTTTTGTATTCGCAAATAAATTTACCATTTAACGAATACTGTAGTACGGGGTTATAAAATTTAGACATATCTTTACCTTTGTGTACTGCGGATATCTTAGCCTTTGTTTCATCTGTGTGGAACATTATATCCCCACCACAATCACTATTATACCCATACTCGGAATTGTTAGAATGTAATTTCTCAATCCAAAATTTCTCTAATTCCTTTGCTTTTTCAAGATCGTCTGTAGAATCTACAACTTCTACTGTAAATTGTTCTAATCCTAATTCGGCTAACGCCTTATGAAAATTATATTGTGAACCACTCAAAGCTTTATAAAGATGCTTTTTCATTCTAGCGCCTACTCCTTGAGTGGTTACGCCAATATAATATTTATTATTTAATTTGTTGGTTGCTTTATAGATATCAAAATTTCTAATTTCTTCCATGTCAATAGATTTTTATTTGACACTTTAACGGAAGGATTAGTAATTTGTTCCATAAAAGGTGTACTGATTAATCCTCTACCTCCATTATGAGCTCACCACATGCACGGGGATCCCTAAGCATTATGCCCATCTCTCCGAGGAAATGTACAGAATAGCCGTCCTTTGCATTAGATCTTACTGTGGATTTATTCTTGGAGTAACCAGTTCCTGGAGCTACAGAACCTGAAGTATTCCAGATAACCATTTCACGATCCTTACGAACAACCTTAACGATATTAGCTTGACCATCACGTCTACCAAGATCCAAGAATGTCATTCTATAAGATTCCAGTGGTTTACCAGATACCGGATGTAACAAACGATTATAAGTAGGATCATCATACAACGGGAAATGTTTCAATGTCAACTCGATGCCATTTGTCATCTTGTATGTTACAAACTGACCACCTAAAACCAAAGCCTGACCAGAACCACTGATAAACTTCGTATCAATCAAGTTCATCGTAGCCGCTTTTTGTTTCAATACACGGTCAAATTCTTTCATACCCATTTCACCAGTTAAAGCAACAAACTTACGTTCGTTAGTACCTAAGATATTGTAAGACAAATCAAACAAGAAGTCTTCCAACAATTCCGGAGTTAACTCAGTGTAGTAACGTCTGTTAGACGGAGCAATCTGTTGCAACAAACCTGCAGGAATGTAAACCGGACGACCATTTGTACCTAACAATGAAGTAGAACCGTCTTTATTTACATTAGACTTAGAGTAAACCATCATTCTCTCACATCTCTTAGACCACTCACGCATTGCCTTCCATTCCTGATAATCAGACCACAAGTAAGAAGTCTTACCAGTTTTAGGATCTTTCAAAGCAATCCAAAGTACTGTAGAATAAGCTGTACCTGTAATATCATAATCCAAGCGAGTCGTAAACAAGAAGTTTCTCATCTTGAAATGAGTATTATAATTCAGGATATCACCCTCTTCACTGTACTCTTCGTAAGCAGAAGCTAAACGAGATACTTGACGACCAGCTAACAAATATTCACCAGGAATATAAGAATTAGATTGACCATCTGCAATGAAACAAGTATAAACCCATTCATTACCATCTTGATAAGGAGCACCAGAAACACGTACTTGATACTCTCTATTATCAAATTCCAAAATTGCACCAGGACCAAACCATTTGTCCTCTAACCACAACATGATAGGTGTGTTACCCAAACCTGCCATAACTGTGCTAGCATTTGCAGCAGTGATTTCTGTTCCCTGCCATTTTGCAGAGCGAATTGTCACAGCTCTATCGCTATCAATCATTACAGACCATTCGTAGTCTCTTTGGTCAATTGTCATTACATTACCAAGACCACCAGTAATCGCATCCAAAGAAGTGCTATAACCATCATCTTTAGAACCGAATACATAAGAAATAACACGGGTTACTTCATACGGTCTAGTAAGCATTGCATTTGAAATCATATTCTCATCAACAAGATCTGAGAACCATTTACCTCTACCGATCTGTAAATTATTTAAAATTCCGTTATCCATATAAATGTTAGTAATTTATTTTTAATTAAAGTAGTTGTACTGCACGACTAAAAATAGAGTTAGATGAACTTGTATTAATTCTCTTAGTACCTTTACTAACGCCTGTTGATCTGAGACTATTTTTCAGATTTTTAATAGCAGAGCTAGTACCCTGTTTTTTGGCAGCATCTAACAAAGTGTCACCTCGCATTGTAAAATAAGCTGACTCTATTAAATTCTTTACGCTCTTGGAATAGTCTTTTTGGTACTGGGTCTTTCCACTAGCGTCGGCTTTAAATATATAAGCCAATAATTCTTTCTTGTCCTTAGCTGGTATTTTGATACCACGTATATTGTCCAAGGACTTTATTTCACCGACAACGTCATCAAAAAACTTTTGTTGGCGCTGCACCATTTCCTCCTTTTTGATTCTTTGTTGCTCTAATAGCTCTTCTTTCTCTTTTGCAACAATCTCTTGAAGTTCCTCAACCGCATCTCTAGCCTCATCTTCTAATACTCCAGCATCTTCAAATCTTTCGATTTTCTTAGCAATTTGTTTGTCACTGTAACCTTTTCTAGCTAGTAACTCTCTCAATACTATCTTTTGCTCATTTTCATTTTCAATATCAACATTGTCAACATCAATGTCCGGAGTAATAGAGAAATAATCTTCTAACTTACCCCCATTACGAACAAATTCATCTAATTTTGCAACATCTTCGCTTGCATATTCTGGAGTAGATTGTTCTTCGATTACTTCTTTAAAATACTTAACCAATTCTTCTACAGTCTTTGGTTTTTCTTCTTCCTCTTCTTCATCAAAATCCCATTCTAATTCTTCAGCAATTGCATCAAATAAAGCAGATACTTGTTTAGATTCAACTTCATCTTCTTCAGTCTCTTCTTCAATTTCTTCTTCGGTTTCCTCTTCTTCAGTCTCTTCTTTATCCTTTTTCTTAGAGGCTTTCTTAGATTTCTTAGGTTCTTCTACTTCTTCCTCTTCAACTTCATCGATTTCTTCTTCCTCTACTTCTTCCTCTTCTTCTATTTCTTCTGTCTTTTTATTTTTAGATCCAGGAGTAGCAGGTCTAGCTTTAGCAGACTCTTGTTTTAGTCTCTCTAATTCTTCATCATCAATATCATCGTTTTGAGAGATGGTGTTACCAACTTGTTCAGTGAATATATCAGTTATAGCTGTAAATCCAAATAGTGTATCGTTACTATTGTTTTCCATAATTAATTATAATTAGATTGTAATTGTTATTTTTTCTTTCTTCCTTTATGATTCCACTTAGCAGCATTTTGAGCAAATATTGCACGTTTTCTAGTCAATGGGTTTTTACTATGCGTTAACTCTTCTGTACTTTTACCTGTTCTTTTCTTAAGTGCGTTAAACTTCCCACGATTCTTTTTCTTGATGTGTATACCTCCGTCTTTATAAGAAGGAATTGGGTATACTGGGTATAAATTTTCCATATTGATTATTCTTTATTTAGTTCATGACCTACAAATCCAGCACCACCTAATGGCATTAAAATTTCCATAGGAATTAGTTTGTTTAATCTATCAATATACTCGTTTTTATTTCTATACAAATCATATTGATTCTTAACCATTTTATTTGATGTCGGATTTCTCATATATTCCAAAATCATATTTTCGTCTACAGGAGTACTCCAGTTTGTAATTTTACCAGAATCTTTTAATGATCTCTTTAGAGTTAACATATGACTTTTAGCTTCTGTAGGATTTAATAAGTATGATCTACTTCCAGCAGCATCAAATAATCCCATTTTTCTTAACTCCGCAGAACTATATGTATTGTTAGAATTTGCTAAATAATTTAGATAAGTGTTTGTAATATATTCTTTACCACTATCAAAATCCTGAATCTTTCTAGATCCTGCTAAACCATCTGCCACATGTCCTAACTCATGATTAGCAGTTCCGGGCATATAAATATTATTATCTAATATTATATTATAATCATTTATATCTGTAGGTAATACGTTATCTTTAATATTTTTTATATTTATTTGCCCATAACCATCTTTGTCCGTATCACCCCATTTGACATAACTACCTCTTTTAGTCATGTCTTTATATGCAATATTAGAATAAGCTCGTTTGTAGTTAGTTCCATATGTTTTGTCTACATTTTCTACTAATTCACGAGTTCTTTCATCTGGAAAAATTGCTTGTTCTATTGTCCTAGAAATTTCTTGTTGGTACTTCTTAGAATTTCTATCCTTTCTTAATACTTCAGAAAATTCAGAATCATAATCTTCTTCCGTTTTCTTTTTAGTTTTCTTTTTGGTTTGAGTAGGAGCAAAACTGTGAACACTAGCTCCATCAATTTCAGTACCCTCAACTATTCTTCCTACTTTGGACTTTAGTTTTTTGATGCCTTTTCCAACTCCCCAAGGAATCAAATTCAGTATTGCATCCATTGCTGCACCAGCATAATCTCCTTTGCCTAAGTCTTCAATAAAGTTAACAGCATCTTTAATATAACCAGCTGGAGTAATATAAGCTTCCGGTTGAACTACGTTTGCTGATCCTGATATTCTTTTCTGTCTTTCCAAATACTCTGGAGTACCTGGAGTAAGACCTAACTCTTTTGGTAATACTGGTACATTTTTGTTTTTACCGCCGTCTTCAAATCTAGGATAATATCTTTTATAATTCTCAGTATACCACAAAGCATCTTCGAATTTTGGTAAATCAACATAATCCCCAGTTTTTAAGGCATTCTCTACAGCTGCTCTGTTGTTATACGGAGGTCTAGTAAAATCTATTAATTTGCCATTTACTTCTTGAACATCTGGTACAATAGTACCACCTCCGTTTGCATTATCCCATACTGATAATTTGTGTGTTGAAACAGATTTTTCCCAAGGTAATACTCTATACTGATCTTCCCAATTAGGGATAGTCTGTCTTGTAGGTGATTTTAATCTTTGTACAAAGTTAGCATCAGATTTGTTTACTTCGTCTACTATAGATTTACCACCATCTTCATACGCAGGAATAGAATCAAATTGCTCTTTAATATCAAAATATGTAGCACCAGGGTTATTCACCCTGACACTATCATATATCTGTTTTCTCTCTTTAAGAGATAGATCTTTCCATTTCATACTAGTAATATTTATTTACCTGTCTTACCTGGTTTACTCTTTCCGCCCTTTTTAGAGCCTCCCTTACATGCCATAATTAGTCCTCCTATTTTTTAGATTTAGATTCACCAACTACTTTATTTTTTAAAGCAGTCTTTGCTTTTAATTGTTCTCTCTTATAAGCTGCATCATCTTTCATCTTCTGCAATCTCTTAGCCTCTTGCAATTTTCTATTTTCAAGAGCTATCTTTTCTTTTTCAATTGTAGCTTTTAACTTATCAGCTTTCTCTTGTGCAGCAATTTTACGCTTTTCAAGTTCTTTCTTATTTTCTTCAGCTCTAGCCTTGTTTGCTAAATCCATTTGTTTGCTCATAGCATCAGACACAGCTTTTTGTCTAGCTATTTCTTGATTACCAATCTCAATAGGATCAGGTATACCATTCATATCCTGATCCATATTCTCAGATCCTCTATAAGCATTTAATTGAGCTACAGTAATCTTAGTAGCATTATCTTGATCAATCTTATATTTAGTAAGATCAAGTTCAGCTTCTTTAAGCATAAGCTCCTCTTCCTTAACTTGATTCTGCATTTCAACAAGCTGTTGTTGTTGCTGATTTTCTTGTTCTTGCATTGCTTGTTGTTGCTCCAATCTGTTGTTTTCTATATCTTGTAATTTGGATTTAATTACACTCAGATTGTCACTAGTAAATATTTCAGCAGCATCTAACAATGATGCACCATTCTGCATAGCTGGTTGTACAAGACTCTTAAGTTGTTCAATGGCTTGACTTTCTTTGGTACTGTCAGTTACAAAAATATCAAAGTCTTCATATGACCAATTGTCATCCATTTGCAAGAATGTTCTAGTACCCTCATCAAATATATAATTTAAATACTTTTTATCATCCTTCCATGCAAACTTGGCACTATCTAATAACATTGATAATACATGTGTTTTAATTTGATTATGTAACCAAAACCATGGCTCAGTAATATGAGCAGATTGAACTACAGATCTTTCTACATTACCCACTAGCTCATTACTAGAAATAGATCCTTGTCTTTGCTTTGTTACTCCGGACAATTCAGATACCATTTCTTCAATCTTCGCAAGTAATTGAATGTACGTATTAATAGTATTAGACATACTTGCATCAATAGAAGTCCATTGATTGTACGGTGATGGTTTACCACCCTCTCTACCAGGAATGTCCCAACCTTCTTCGTATGGATTGACAAATGCTACACCAAGTGCCCCTAAGTAATGCATCCACTTATCTACATCTATACCCATACTCTTAGGTATTTGAGTAACATCTATTACAGGTATTTTTCCTTTGTCTCTAGCTATTGCCATTTCAAGACGATACCAAAGTATGATATACATGTATTGTAGTGGTTTCATAATAGCAACTAATGACTTGGCTTTAGTATTTGTATTACTATAAGCTGCACCAGTGTATGGTAATTTAGCACTATTTAAATTGTCTCCTCTACGGAATTGGTACTCTAATGGTTGCATACCAAAGTAAAGATCATCACCTGCTCTGTATCCTTCCCATGCTTCAATAATCCATTTCCATTCAACATTGATTTCTTCACCAGTAGGTTTATAATATTCATCTACCTGTATTTCATCTGGCATACCTGTCTCAGGATCTATTATTGTAACAAACCCTATCTTTTTAAGTGATTTCCAGCATACATGATAAACTACAATGTTATCTGGATCTCCATAAGGATTATGGTCTGGTAATTTATTATATGATTTTAAATTATAATGAACAAAATCATCTACTGGACTTTTGTCTGGACCAAATCCAGATGTAGGTTTTTGATCTACTATTTCTAACAATTCGTTCAATTGCTTTTCATCTAGTTTATCATAAAACTGATCGTATATCTGGCTCCACGACATTAATGATCTGTAACAACACCAAGATGCATCGTGAATGAATTCAATGCCTTCTTCTGCAGGATACTTAAAATCTTTAGGATTGATTCTTTTAATAACTGGTTCACCATTTCTAATTCCTATGTAATACTCTTCAAGTCCTGCAACAAGTGCATCTTTAAAGCCTTTCATAAATTCATGAGAAATGTTTTCTTTCTTAAGTAAGAATAATAAGCTTTGATATGCTGTTGTTTCTGCTGCATCTTTGTAATCCTTTGTTAAATACTTCTGTATTTGTTCTGGTGTTTGAATTTCGCCTGTTTGTAATCCTTCTTGAAATCTAGCTTGATCTTCTGGGCTTAATTTAGCAAGCATAGCAGCTTGCATATAATTCAACAGCATCTGTTTAGCTTTGTCTTGTACTTCACTACTAGCAATATCACTAGTACGGCACACTCTAAAGTTAAATGGACGTTTTGTTTCTTCACCTAATAATAGATCTACTTTTGGACGTATGATATTATAATCCTGTGCCATTGCTGGAAAGCCATCATCTTGATTGAAAGGATTTGTAACATACTTTAGGTCTTTTTCATTGTATATACTATTATATAAATCATAATAGCTTTGCATTTCTTCTTCATCAGGTATACTTTCGGACGAAGCTATGCCAGATATTCCAATAATGTAATCCACGCAGTCTTTTCGCCATTCTTCGGTTTTTTTACTGAGTGGTAGTCTTTGGATAGGAAATGAGTTGACTGTTCTTTCCATATTAATTAGTAAACATAAATGTGGTTGTGTTATTATTTAAAGGCGTGAATGTAAATGAATCATCTGTATTTTTAAACAACGGTTTATCAAACAATCTCATTTTCTTTTCAACATCCTCTTTCTTCTTTACTTGTATATTATACAATTGTTCTCTATAGACCATTACCTGCATAAATGCCATAACCCTATCAAAGTTTCCTTTGTCATTATATTGAATAAGTTCTTCAAGGAATGGTTCAGATAGTACAGTATTTAAACCTAATTGCTTTTGATCTCTAAGTTCTTCCAGCCATTCTTTGATCTTACCTTCTCCCCAAAGTTTGATCTCTCTATTCATATGACATCCTTTTCGTCTATTTACTGTAGAATTATTAACAATATCTTTAATGATGTCTGGTTGATCAGCAAGTAAATGGCTACAATGTTTGTTATTGAAATAAGTAAATAAACCAGTGTTTTGGTTTTCTACCATTGCTTTTGCATTGTAGTAAATAAGTAACTTACGAACATTTTCATAAAACTCTTCAGCAGTTTTTGGCCTACCTGTATATTCTGCTACAATGATATCTGAATATGATTCAAAGTCTTGAAAACGTTTATATATAAAACAAGAACCTAATGAATTAGTACCTGATTGATCGTGATCATATGGGTCAATACCAGCTATATATAAACCAAATGGTGCATCTTTAACTGGGTGTTCCCATATAACTATTTTACCAGTAGGATCAGAATTCTTTGGTAATGGGAATTCGGTTATGTCTCCTGTTTTCTGTATATTCCAAATTATCTCTCCATTAACTAGAGTAAGAGTACCTACTTGTTTATGATTCTGTAATTTAGTATTAGTTCTTATCCTTGCTAATTGTTTTTGTAATTCTTTTTTTGGAAATATGTTACCAGATAATTCAGTAAATGCTTCTGCAGGAGATTCAGAGTGTTCTGCTACATATCTATCTATTTGTTGAGAACTAGTAGCTTCTTTTAATTCTTCTTCACGTAGATTTAAAATAAACTGTCTTGCTTTGTCATGAAGAGTATTACCATCCTCATCCATATACAATCGTTTACCATTCTCATCACGTATATCCAAATTAGTATGTTGAGGTATAAAGAAGCCACATTCCTTACTCTGGATACCATCGTCCCATATATTCTCAAAACCTATACAGTTATATGATTTGGGATTGTAAAATGCTTCACGTAATGTCATTACTGCAGGACCTTCATCACCACCAGTACCAAACATAATCATCAGACCAAAGGCAACACCATCTTGTTCTACGGATGGTCTAGCAATTTGCCACGCAGCTTTAAGTTCTGGGAAAGTACCTGCCTCTTCCCAGAGTATTAACATACCTGCTTTACCACGTACAGCATCTGGGTTATCTTTCAATGATACACCTATTATCTCTGATTTATAACCAACTTCAATTTTATTACCAAAATTATCAGTTACAATCATAGAAGCTCTACGACGCATACTAGTATTTACAGCTTGTCGTTTCTTACCCCACGCCGTGTTTTCATCTATAAAGTCCATATAATCCCAGGCCTTAGTAAGGATACCATCATCAGTAAGATACTGTTTATTTGAGGCATACACATAAGACTTAGAACCGGGTATTAAAAAGAAATTACGACAAAGCATAGAACCACCTTTATAGGAATAACCTTTACGTCTAGCTTTTGCTACACATAAGTGTTTGCCTTGATCCTGTGCGCTTTCAATAGCTTGAAAATAGTAATAGTCATAATCATAAAAGTCAGGAAATGCTAACTCTCTTACTTTAATTAGCTCTTCTTGACCTTGTTTATTCTTTTTATTTTTGTATACAATTCTTTGAATTGGGCAATAGTTTAAATAAAAATAGTTATACCCAGTGATGTAGTCCCCATCATCTGCAGTATAACCATTAATGCATCTATCGGCCTCTGTTTCCCAAAAATTGAAATACTCTGATGTACCTTTTGGGAAGGAACAATAAGACCCCGACTCTATATAAGTTAGCGCCGGGGTTCTGAATTTATTAGAATTTTTGATTTTCTTTGTGAAATCAATCATAAATTACTTTCTTCGTTTAAACAGGTTCTTAATTTTCTGCCATAAACTAGTTTTAGTAGTATGATTATTTTCTGTTTTTTCATCCACGTGTGCTATAGCATAAGCAGCAGCCTCAGCTAAATCTCTTTCTTGCTCTGCCTTCATGTTGTTATATACCTCAGTAAAGTCAAAAATAATCATTGTCGGTTTAGTATTCTTTTTACTAGTTTTAGTTTTAGCCATAATTGCAATTTCTTTAAGCCCTTAACGGGCAGGTTTTTATAATGTCTTTTATTGTGTCGTATTTTCTACAACTTCTTTTTTGGTAATTCAAATGGGTTCATTTCTCCACCGCCTCTAACTTTGCTATTCTTAATCTCTTCTGCTCTTACTTGAGATTTAAGTTTCACAATAGATTCTATTACTCCAGCCATATTCTTAGCACCATCTGTAAGCTTTTTAATAGAATCTAAATCCATTTCGTCATCTTTAGATAAGTGATAGTATTTAGCAGCACCTTCAAGTTTCAATAGTAATCCATCTAACATATACTCAAGTAAGGAGTATGTTCTGCTTTTCCAACTATCTTCTGCTTGTGTTACTATCTCTGGTAATTCATAGTTTTCATTTCCAAATAATTCCTTTTTTAATGTAGGTTCTATTAGATCTCTTTCCATAGTTTCTACATAAGGAGAATCATATTTGTTTTTAAGTACTATGTACCATAAGTATTTTGTTGCTAAATCTTTATCTTTAAATGAATCCCAAAGTTTTTTAAATGGTGGAATGGCCAACATGTCTGGATGTATGACCACTTGTCCACCAACTATATCTGCTAAATTCATCTTTAAGCTTCCTTAACACAAGCTTCGCAACAATTGCAATCCTTCATATTACGATTTTGCTCGTATTCTTTATTCAATTTATAATTATTATAAAAATCTTCATTTCTTATAATAACAAAATCTCTAACTTTTCTTCTATCTTTAACCGGTACTTCTTTTTCTCTATAACCAGCATAGAGAACCAAGATTACATCACCAGCTTTTACATCATACTCTTTTTCATTAGCTACAAAAGTACCATCTTCCTCAATTACCCAAGCCCAATCAATATTTAAGTAATGATTACTAATAGTATCAAAATTCTTAATATCGTTATCCTTCATTGTTAACAATGAGCTGTCACCTGTATAAATATACGTATTCATATTAATCTAAATTTATTTTAATGTATCTATTTCTATAATGTCTGTTCAATGCATCTATTGCTTCTTGCTTAGTATAAAATGCATTAACATACTCTGGATTTTTACTGTACTGATTGATTATCTCCTTCAGTTGCTCCGCTTTCTCGTCCCTGTTCTGCATTCTCATTTTCTTCTTTTTTATCAGTTGAACCAAATCCACCACCACGATCTTCACCTGATAATTCCTCTACGATTACAGGCTCCATCTTCGGATAAGGCATTACTACTAACTGAGCAATCTTTTCACCTGGTTGATAAATTGTAGGAAGAGCATCTGTAGTAATCTTAAACTTAACAAGAATCTCACCCTTATAATCACAATCTATAACAGCTACAGCATTACACATTGACATAGACTTCTGAGAAACTGATGATCTCATAAAGATCAAACCCACATGACCTTCAGGAATCTCTACGGATAAACCTGTATGATATACTAATACTAACTTACCACTCTTATCAAATTCCTGAGTAAAGGAAATTGCTGTTAAATCTAAACCAGCATCATTAGGGTTAGCATAATTAGGTAATACTGCGTCTTCTTGTAATTTTTTAAATTTTAATTCCATATTATTTTCTTACTATATTGTGTCCTAATATTATTTCTGTTGCTTGTGCTGCTAAATTTGCAGCATAATCTTCAAGGAATTGACTACGATTTGTGTCTTGTAAGATCTGCCTCAGATACAGTAGTATCACTTGTTGATTCAGTAGTATCTTGTCCAGTTTTTCTTCTGTGTTCATTCCTTTTTTGAATTCTTGTATTTCTAGTACCATAATTAGCATTGTATTTAGCAGTACACCATTCTAGATTCAATAATTTGTTATTAGTTTTATCTTCATCTATATGGTTTACCTGTTCTCCAATACATTCTGAAAATGTTGATAATACTAATCTATGTACTTTTACTTTGTAATTCCTTTTATTCTTTTGTAATGATACAGTTAGATATCCGTTGTGATCTAGCCGTTGAACTAGAATTTTTCCAATCGTTTTATGTAGACGTCCGTTAGAATGTTCTATTATTCTATCTTTTGATCGTACTTTACCAAAATTAGATACTTCATAATCTGGAAAATTGTATGCGGTTCTCCATATTTCTACGGTCATATCCTTCATAGAGTGCTTAGAAAGATATAGAAGAGCAATGCTATTCCAACATACTTGCGCAAGATGGTGGCAACCTGTTTCTGGATCTATTTCATTTCCTTTTTCGAATTCCCACAGATGACGCAACAAAGCCGCTTTGTATCTTTGATAACCGTTCTCTAAATTCTGCCATGTATTATCTCCATACTTCTTAGCTCCTTCTGTATATACTCTGGCAATATCTTCAAGACAATCAAGAGGCATTAATTCCCATCTTGTTTTGTCATCTTTCTTGTCATTCTTTTTTCCTTCCTTTTGCATTCTATAAAATCTTCAAGTTGTTCCACACACCAAGTAACTAAATAAGCATATTGTTCGTTTCCTTCATTATATCCTTCTGCATTCATTGATAAATAATCATATACAGCATCTGCATAATGGATTGATTCATGAGCTAAAGTAGAACAATGGAAATCATCTAGTACTATCAATATACCAACAGCTCTAGAATATTTCTCTCTGACCAAGAACGTAGCTCCCATTACACTACTTAGTTTGGGACGATCTCTTTCTGGTTCATCATTTCTAAGTTCTTTGGTAGTAAGAAAGAAATCAAAAAAATCACAAGCATCTTCCCAATCATCCAGAGTAGTAACATAAAGATTTACAGGATATAGATTTTGATATAAAAAAGCTTTAGTTGTTTTGTTTTTCATTCTCTCTGGTTTTTTCATACTTTCTTTTTGGTTTGATTTTGAATAAATACCCAAACATTATTGTTTTAGTATCTTCATCATTTGAAATAACTCTATTTGCAAATTTAAACGGGTGATTACAAATTACTTCTACTACTTGATGTGGAATATTATATTTATTTGCTAATTGTATATAGATATTAGAAGTTTTTTCCTTTTGAATCATATACTATTCTATAGTATTTATTTTTAAGCAAACCATCGATTGTAAATGATTCTACGTCTATTGTAGAAGGTCTAATTATATTTATCACACTAAACACATCCTTTGTGTCGTTGTTCATCATAACGTGTTCTACTACTTCTAACTTAAGAGCTTTTTCTTCCTTTTTACTATATGGTTTGATAGGTTCTAAAATTATATATCTATCTTTTTCTTTTACTTTGATGTTCGTGGTTTCTACAAACATAGAAGAATTTCCAAAGTAAAGAGTATACTTATTAAATGGTAATTCTTTTCTCATTAATTTATTCCACCAACATTTTAGTAAACCATATTTCTTATAGATAAGAATGGAACCTGTTTTTATATCTAAACATTTCATTTTATTCTCAGTATTATCGTTAGTTGCAAACGATCTCCAATAACAACTGGTATCAGAGCCTTATTTACGCTAAGTTCGTCTTCAGCAGGTCCAGCTATCAAAATGCCCTTCTCTTTGAAAGACTTAATGTATCTACTTAGGTTATCCTTAGTAATACCTAAATTCTCAATGATATATTTTCTATTATATCTGTTTGCTACATTCTTATTTGTATTAGGTTCCTTAACGTATTCCATATCCATTTTAATAAGTGTAGCCATTAATTCAAGTTCCCTATCAGTTAACCTAAGTATTCCATTAAGCGCTTGTAAAAACTCTGGTATCAATTCTTCATTTGATACGGTTTTTACTAGTTTATTCATTTATGATTGCCTCGAGTTTGTTTAACAATTTCATCATATTGAAATATACAGTATCATGCTCTACTTTCACACAAGTTTGAATTTTACCTTCCTGATACTTTTTCTCAATATTGTTCTTACGTTGATTGTAAGTATTCTTCAATTGAGCAATAATAGTACGAATCTGTTTGATTTTCTTCTCATCATTAGATTCAACAGTAACATTTTCAATTGGCTCAACTAAACCACTTTTAGCATATTCCTCAATCATATCACATGATACAGCTACGTTTACTTGGGAATAATAATTTTGTGAGTCAGAAGATTTCTCATCAGAGAATGTATACATATCGTTATCCAATGTAAGGATATCGCCTGATTTTAATACGCCAAAAGGTTTAATAACTTTATATTCTGTAATCATAATTATTTAATGATATTTATTATTTGTTTCATTTTATCTTCTCCAATTTTTCTTGAAGAAATCGTAGTTTCTATACCTAATCCTGAACAAGGATCTTTCCAAGCTTTACATACTTTGCAGTATTCTTTGCTTTTCCGTTTAGCATCAAATGGGCATTTTTCCCTGACTGTTGTAATAGTAACTCGGTAATCTGACATAGTATTTATTTTTTAATAGTTCCAAGTGCTAATTTAATCCACTTGTTTACGTCAAAATCAGGATCTTTTTCAGATATGATTCTGCAATTGTTTGAAGAATCACATACTTCGTATTGTTTGGGTTGGGTTACTAAACCCATTAGACTAATTGCTTCATTCTTGGATAATGTTAATTCTGTAGCATTTTCCATGGAAGGATCATTAACGTCTTCTGGAACAAATACCTTAACTGTACCATCATCTTGTATTTGAATGAACTTTGAGTACTCACCCAACATGTTATTTATCATTTCTTTAATCATATTCACATAACGCAAATATTCAAAAAAAGTTGCAAATTTTATACAATAAAAAAGGGGTTAACTTTATGCTAACCCCTAGTACATCCAACTACAACCACGATTAATTAAGACTACGCTTAGTCTTTAAAATATTTTTCTCCTTTTACAAAGGCTACTACATTATAAGGATTTACTAATTGACTATCTTTAAACAAATCAAAATCAATCGATGCTTTCCTAGGATATGCTACCACATCACCTACTTCAGGATGATTGTTTTCATCTTGCCACTGATATCCAGATGGCAGACGTAATACAATACCTTTTCTGAATGTAGTTAACACTTTTTCTTTAACTGTTTCAGTGTCATTGATATCATAACCATTTTCGTCCTTTTTACCAGTCTCTACTGGCTTAATAATTTCTTTCTCTACGTATTCATCCTCTAAGGGCTTAACTATCATATCCTTAGTAGGGATATACACTAAACCGTCTATAACGGTCTTTAATATGTCATGTTGATTTTCCATGCTAACTAAACGTACTTAATTAATTTTTGTTCTATTACTCTGAAATTTTTCTTAGAATATGACCACCAGCACTACAACAAATACCTTGTGCAACATTATTTAGACACCCACTAAAGTTTTCAAATTGTCTAAAATAACATCCTCTGCATCCATCATATGCTCTGATTATTTTAAAATCATCACCATTTATGTTAACAACTCCTTGTCTAATCATTTCTAAGTATTTTGGTTCATTCATCATGATATAGTTTGATAATAATATATTATATACTGCAGTTATCTAGAGTAAGAGTAATGGTTTATATTACTACTAATTGCATTTTAAACTACTATTATATCCTACTCTGGATGTAGGAACGTATTATAATCTAATTTTGTTCCAATATTAATAAAATAAAAATAATTTTAATATTATTTATGATTATTTAACATATTTACGAAAGTTTCGTAGTTAATTCATTAACTTGTTGCCTTAATTCATTTACAAATCTAGTAGCTCCTTTAGGTCCAGTATACCCTAAACCTGGTATTTTATATACATGATCACCAACACTATCTATACCATACGCATTATTATCTTTACTTAGGATAGCTTCTACCTCTTTAACTGTTAATTCTTTTAACATAATTTAACTATTTTTAACGTATCTTATAACCTAAAAGTGTTAATAATTCATAAAATTTGTTAATATCCCTAAAGTAAAGTGAATATGAAATCATCATATGAGCCATACCTTCCTCCATAGGATTCATTAATCTTAGATCTGATACTTTCAAAGCTTTAGTACCATTAGCGCAACCCCATTCACTTACTCTAGCTCTTAATAGCTCAAAGTCACTAAATTCATAATAGAGTTGATTATCTTTAATTTCAAATCCTTTATCTTTTAATTCTTGTTCAAATATCATATTGCTGTTATTTAAATTCTAATTAGAGAACGAAAATGAATAATAAGTGTTGTAAAAATTTTTTATAAAAAATATTTTTGTGGGTATAATTGAAAGCGAGAACTGTAAAAAATTTTTTTCTAAATAAAAATTGGGGCATACAATTGAAAGCGAGGACCAAAATAAAATATTATAAAAATTTTGATAGTGTGCAATTGAGAGTGAGGACCAGTACAATATCAAGTCCCCTCTCCTAACAAGTAGGGGAAATCCCCCGTCAAAGAGTTAATGTGTCAATGGAACCTTATGGTGTATAGGTAACCGTAAAATGCTATGGATTTGTCTATCAAGGATAAAGACGTAAAGAACTACGAACTTACGAAAGTAGAGGTAAAAACCTCCAAAGACGGCAAAGCACGCTATGCAGTGTGCGAGTTCAGACAAGCAGGTCTAAGAAAGGTGCTGCAAGAGCAAACTAGACCTGTTGTGATGCAGTTAATGGCTGCATATGGTAGTACTAAAGAGCATGAAGATGTATACTTCAAGCTGTTAGAGGAGACTGTTGGTGAAGTTATGCCAATCTGTCGTGTTGAAGTAACAGGTTTTCCTGACTTCATCCGCAAGGACAATGATGGTAAAATCATCACTGAGACTAAGGAAAGAGACGGTAAGCAAGTAAAAGTAGCTTCCATCTATAACTCTGTCTTCATCTATGCACTGTGTACTGACGAAGGCGAATGTATCAAGTCTGATGCAAGTCTTATCAAGCGTGGTGAGAACTTGTACAACAATTCTCAGCGCATTGTTGATTATGTTGAGTATGATACTAAGCGTAAAGCAGCTAAGGCAGCTAAAGAAGCAGCTAAGGCAGCTGAGGAGAAGAAGTCTAATCCGTTGTTGGAGGGTGAAATAGTGGATGACGATGAGTTGTAATGAGTAAGTGGGGGGGAGTGGTAAACACCATTCTCTCCCCTCATTTTATCTCTTTTTCACAATAAACCCATTAGTAATTTATATAATATATAGCGTAAATAATAAAAGCTCCTATTAAGTACTACGGATAATAGATTCGGGCTCTAATATAGTAGTTAACGCTATTCCTTAGACAAGAATAGTATAATAAAGTCTAAAAGACTGTGTATACTCTAAACTTTAGAGGATTGTGCTATACACTTTATAATCCGAAGTATTCGCACAGTACAAACTTAGATAGATGAAGTACAAATCTAGACCTAAAAATCTAAGTTATCTTTCAGGAGGATTATAAGATTTTAAACAACAAAAAACTCAATAACTTCCCAAGACATTGAGGGCACCAGTTTCTTATTCGCAGAGTTAGGACGATAAACCAGTGGCGTGCTAAAGATATTCGTCAAGCACTGAAATTACCCGCCAAGTAATAATAAGTTTTAGGTGTAAAATGCAATACATTTGAGAAAAAACAAAAATAGACACGGTTCCTAAGTTAGCTACTTAATGAATACGACGCCTATATTTACTTACTCAAATAAGCATTTATTTATAATCAGGCTCAACGTATATATAAACGTATCGAGCGACACGAGTATTGGGAGCGATACTCTGAACTATTAGAAAAGATATAGGGTATGCTACATAAGTAGTACTATATCAGTTAACTATATTTGGATAATCTTGTCAGTGCAAGACCCAAATATATGTAATGTATACATATTTATCTTATTTATTAACTTTAGTAATAAATATCACTGAAGATAATGTGTATATTATTAAACAAGGGAGCCTACCCTGCCATGTAGTGATACTGTATTAGCTAAAGTTAATAATACAGAAAGGCTATCAC